CTTCCGTCACCCCGGCATCCGCATCTCCCGGCAGTTTCCAGAGTGCTTCCGGGCTGTCAGGCACCTTCTTCGGATCGCCCCACATCTTCGCCATCATAAACATGATGAGCCGAGTGTTGCGGTAGTCGTGAATGAGTCGCTCTTGGTACCCTTCGATGATCAGCGACACCTCCTTGAAGGTCAGCGCATCGTAATCGGTGCGACCAATCTCACCGGTGACGTGTGCCCTTAACTTGTCCCAGCCTTCTTGCGTGTCGAGGTCGAACTTTTTTTTTGCTCTTCCTGGGGTGCTGTGGTGGTAGGCTGAAGGAACTTGGAGTCGTAGAAGGCCTGAAGAATAGGCGTGAACAGATCAGGAGTAGAAATATTACTATCGACCCAGTCAACGACATCCTCGAACGTGAAGTCCGGGTCTTCCTTCTTGATGTAGCAATTATTGAACAGACCCCAGTACATGATAACGGGCACGGCGGCAAGGTCAATGGAGTTGTCTCCAAAGACCTTGCCTAACTTCTGCATCTCCATGCCTATCTGCTGGACTGCCAGCATGCCGAACTTCAATCCTCGTGTACGGCCGAGGATGTCGGCTTGAATATATCCGTTCATAATTTGTGTGTGTAGTGTGAAGCTATTACGGAGTGATGTCAAGCGTGCCGGTGGACTGAATCGTCCCGGAGAAGTTGACATAAGCACCACCAGCAGCATCTTGGTTCAGCGTCAGGTCGGTGATGTAGGCTTCGCACTGGTGGTAGTACACCGTTCCGATGGATGCACCGGTGACCGTTGGGTTCTGGAAGCGAACGGTGATCTTGGTCTTGTTGACCGTTGCCGTCAGCAGATCCTTGTAACTGACTTGTGAGATAGTCGGAGCCACTTCGCACACTGCGTCAAAAGAGAAAGAGAAGCCTGGATCGCCAACACTTGTCAGCTTGCCGCAGTTGGTCTCGTCCTCGTTGACCGTCACGGTGGAGTTAACGCTTGATGTGCGGAGGCAGACAAGCGTCTTATAGCTTGAGCCGCCGGCTACATCAATTTCAATGTTCTGAACCGAACCTTGTATTTGTCCCATTGTCCTTGTTTATTTTTCAATTAGAGTCATGTCAAAAGTAAGCAATTTCCGAACGAGCCATGCGCTGCCATCCTGCTCGACAAGGTAGTTGCTGGATGCAAGCACCGGGGCCACGAATTGAAAGTCAGCATCAGTCAGCGTGGAGTAGGAGAAAGTGGTCAGCGTGTTCATCACTTCTGCCGCAATGCCATCGGTCACATCGTAGTCGAGTTGCTTATATTGCTTGCTAACAACATCAAGTGTTATGGAGCAATCGTGAATAAATATCTGATTGTTCCCGACCTGGGCATGGGTCATGCTGTTGATGTACACATAATTGTCCGGAAGCGTGACAATCGGCAGTTGCGAATAGACCGTGATCGCTTTGCCATCGTAGGTCAGCGATGCCAGTGCGGCAGCAAATGCCTTGCGGAGTGATGTGCCTGGGTTCTTCATCGCTTCTTTTTTACTATGTCGCTTATTCGCCGTACAAGTTTACTCCGTTCAGCCACGAATGACGGCCAGAGGAATGGCTGTGGAGCAATGCCGAACTTGTATATCTTCCGGGCAATGTTCACGGCGTGGTTTTTATCACCCTTCTTGATCACCTTTTTCTTTGTTCCCCACTCATAAATCGAGTTGACGAACTGCGTCCAGTTGCCCTTCTTTGGTCGTGCTTTGATGGCAGCCGCCACCGGCTCCATCTCTGTGGGCACATCAACCTTGCCACGCGTCCCGAATTCGATGTAGGGTGAGTGATAAGCGTTGGCAAAAAGCGAGTATTGCAAGGCAGTTGTGCGCTCCGACCCGATGCTATTGCGGAGCTCTGCAAAGTTGGCAGGAGCCTTGCGCTTCGCCGTCAGTGCCATCTTGTTGACACTTGCCTGCATCTCGGCATCGACCTCCCTGCTCACCTCATTGTCAAGCTGGGCAAGTGCGTTGATCACCCCTTGAACTCCTTTGAGCTGAAGGTTCATATCGCAACCCTCCGGTAGTATTGAGCCGCCATCATCGGGAAGTCAACGAGGTTGGCACCTTCGTTGCTCAAGTCTATGCCACGGTTCTGGTAAGTGTATGCCGTGATGGAGAGAATGTCATTCTTGATGTCTTCAGGAACGGCAGTATAGCCCGTTGTAAGCCATATCTCGTATATGGAAGAGTGATACACTGATATCTGTGCTCCATTCGCTCCAAAGGCTCTATAATCGCTTGTAGAGCATCCATCCACCATTACCATGTCGATTGACTGAACCGGCCCTGGCAGTTCGTACAGCTCGCCGGCAGTCATCTCGATGGTAAGATGCAGTTGGCGTGTGCCGTAGTTCCGGCCGGTGTAGTTTTCGTGCCAGATGCGTGCGTTCTTGATGAGTGACCCGATCAGCGTGTCATCGTCGCTGAACGCTATTTTCATGTAGGTCTTGGCTTCAGCTACACTCACCGGCTCGGTGGTATAGTCCTGCACAATCTCTGTATCTATGAGGAGGTTCATATCTTCTTTTTATGGTCAGCGATCGACTGACGCATAAAGTTACGAAGTCTCTCCAAGGATGCCATCGGGTCAAGCTCACGACTGCGGATCTTGGCTGCCTTGCTGGCTTTCTCGTATGCTTTTGGCTGAAATAATTTATCGATTGCGTCAACCCATAGCTTTACATTTTCACGGTCAACGTAAAGCCCTGCCTTGCCACAATTCTCACGCAAGCCCGGTGTGCCAGAGCTGATGACCGGGATACCGCTGCACATGGCCTCGGTTGCCGTCCTGCCCCATGACTCATATTTACTTGGCATGATAAGTATGCGCGTTTTTTCGTACACATCCTTGATGTATGGTGTCTTCGGCAGCACGGTCACGTTTGGCGGTTGGTTGGTGTGCTGACCTTTGTCTGCCGGCTCCGAGTAACTGCCCATCACACCGATGAACTTGCGATGAGGTAGTGCTTCAGCGATCTGCCGGAGGATGTGGCCGCCCTTGTTCTCGTCCAGGTTGATCAGCGTGATTGCTTCGTTATACGATGGGTCGATGTTGGTGTCGTAGTGCCGCCAATCGCATGGAGGAGTGACCACAATGCTCGGATGGTCATACTTCAACTGCTCCTTTGCCCATTCGCTGTTGTAAATGATGTACTGTGGCGAGTCGGCCCACACGATGCGGTTGTACGTGGTGGTGTTGTGGATGAGATGGAAGAGCGGACGCTTAAACACTTGTGCGATCCCAATGCTCCAGTCGGTGTAGTCAAGGTGCGTCATCATGGCATCCGACCATGTGAGCAGTCGCTCGATGATCATCTCCTCCGGGGGGAACACATCAATGCCATCGTAGGTGTACATGGAGTTAATCCGGTAGTGATTGGCCTGGTGCAGAAGGATGCGCACATCACCGCCATTTGCTTTGATGTCCTTGTTGATCCAATGCGCCATATACTCCGCACCACATGTGTGCTGCGGTGGGTAGAGATGGATGGAGTTCAGCAGCTTCATACCTTGGTAATTTTCACGACCAACATCATATACCCCATATCATCCTCACGGCCATCCTTGATGATCTTTACGCCCGGCATACCGACGAAGTCAGTGAAGTGCCAAAGGCTGCGATGTGTCTCCAGCTCGTTGCCATACGCTGCGCCCTGCTCGATCCATACTGCCGGAGTGCTGATGAGGAGGATGCCGCCGGTGTTCAGCACATCGTTCACGATCTTGCTTATCACTGCATTGCCTTCATCCTTGTCGAAGTGCTCAAGGACATCGGTCATAAGGACGCAATCATACTTCAAATCAGTTGACTGCAAAAATTGCTGAATTGTGCAGTGGTGAACCTTGTCGTAACAAAGCCAAAGCGGGGAGTGATATTCATAGAATCCTTCAACTCCTATGATGCAGGTATTCCGGTAATTGTCTTTGATGCCTACATCAAGCCAGTTGCGGATGCCGGCCCCATTGATGCCATGCCCGATGCCGAGGTCGAGGATGGTCTTTGGCGAGTGCATCAAGATCTGACGCATTATGTCCCTAAAAGAAGAGTAGGAGCCGATGGGCATGGTGTGTGTTTATGTGTTAAGCAAAGAAGGGAGCAGGGCACGATGTCCCCACTCCCTTTGTATTTATCAGAGGTCGGATCAGCTCGCGCTTCCGTAGATTGCAGCCGTAGGCTGGAAGGAAAGCAGAGCTACACGGGCTTCGGCACGGTAGGTCACCAAGTTCTTGATAAAGTCATCTTGGTCGGTCTCCGTAGAGCGAACAGCGAGGCCGGAGGCCTGGGCGATTGCGAACGCATCGGTGTTCATGACATAGATCTTGCCGGTGACGATCTGGCTGTGAGGCACCAGAGGAATACCAACAATGCGGGTCTCACCTTGTGCGCCGATTGTGATGCCACCCGGAACACCGTAGCTGCCGTTAGTCGGCTGGGTCTTCAGAACTGATGCCCACACGGCATGCGTGGTCAGGATCACATTGGGCTGACCGAGGCCGAGTGCCAGGTGCTGCGCAGTGTAATCAATGATCCTTTCAGCGACCGGAGTAGCAGAGGTGCTGCCGGCGGTAGCAGATGCAGTGATTGTGCTCATGAACGAGTTGTTGATAGCACGGTTCCAGTCTTCGAGAAGGCTCTGGGAGAGATATGCCTGAAGGAAGGGGAGGTCTTGCAGCATCTGACGGCTCACCTTCGCGTAACCGGCTACGAACGGAACGGAGGTGTTCACCATCGTCACATCGTAATCGACCTGGGCTTTGCCATTTCCTTCCGTCTGCGTACCGAAAGAACCCTCACCGATGGAGGAGTTTCCACGAGGGAAAGTCACGTTGCCGGTCGCGGTCGGGATGATGCGGAAGATGTTGTACAGATGCGGAGAGAAGAACGAGCGCAGGATGGGGTTGTCGGTGTAGCTGATCTGCGAGGTGCCGGTCAGGTTGTTACCGAGCGTCATCGTGCCAACTGCCTTGGATGAGTTGAACGGAGTCTCGTTTTTGATGGCATCAAAGTTGGCGGCAACTACGTCCATGATACCAGCCCTCAATGACTTCTGACGGTCACCGCCAAAAGCATCAGCTTCCATCTCCGACTTGATCTTGCCATTGGCAGCAATCAGTCCATTGATTTTCTCGCGGAGTTCGCCGAGAGTTTCGCCCTTCTTCTGGGCATCTTCGTTCAGTTGTGCCACGGTGGCAGAGTGCTTGGCATCCATTGCAGCGACTTCTGCGCTGACCTGGGATTTAATTTCAGCGAGCTTCGGATCGAGCGCGCTGACGATGTCTTTTACTTCCATTTTGGGTACGATTGTAAAAATTGTTTAAAAATGTTTGAGTATCAAAATATCGAGTGCATTGGCAGCTTTTTGCGCAACATCTTCGCTTTCGACCTTTGGCTCGGCCGGTGCCTCTTCGGCTGCCGACTGGCTACTCAAGTCCTCGATAAGTTGGTTCAGCTGCTTGATCTCCAGCATCAAGAGTTCGATGGTTTCATCAGTTGCATCAGTGTGCTTGATGAACTTCTCTAATTTCTTGACCCTTTCAATCCTTGCATCCATGCTTTTAAGTCCGAGCATTGGCGTGTATTCATTCGCGCCCCAGCTCGTCAAAGAACTTCCTTCATACAAAACTACGTCATAGAGTTCAGTGGCATCCTTGCCCTTCCGACTGCCCTTCACGTTGAAGCCGATGGAGTGCTCTTTTACCAGGTCACTCTCGACCATCTTGATGAAGTCACGGCCAAGGTTGTGAGTGCCGATCTGACTTTCGTAGTATAGGCCGTAGTTATCTTCCTTCAAGTCCATCAATTTGCCGAGCGGTTGGCGCGGGTCATGGTTCAGGAGGTGCTTGATGCGTCCCTTCGGGAACCATTCGGAGAGTGACTTTTGGAATGCTCCTGGCACGATGATATCGCCGTCCGAATCTTTTATGTTGAACGCTGAGAAGTAGCCGGTGACAATGCCCTTCTTGGCATCGACATCCTTGACCTCCTGCGTCATGCGTTTGTATCCGTAGATCATTTCTTGTTTTTTCTCGTCAATCTGCTGCAATTTACGAATTGCCCAATCAACCCCTGCATCGCCTCCCCACGCGTCCCACATGATCCCTCCGCATCCTTCGCTGTATGGCACATCCTTGTTCTGTTGGTGGCGTTTGAACGATGCCATCCGAGCAATGGTGTCACGGCTGATGCGCTCACGCTTGGCGAGCTGATTGGCGCGTGTCCATCCGACCGGTGTGCCACACGATGAACCATTCTCCTCCTTGTACTTCAACGCCCGCTTGGCGTTGTTGGTGGCTGCTTCTGGGTAGTCGTTGTAGGTATCAGCCTTCTCATTGCGATCTTCCATCTCATGCTCTTCTTCCTCCTCACCTTCAATGGCAAGATATGCTTGATATGCACGGTTGGCCGCTCGTTCGGTGTCGTAAACACATTCACCGTCACCGATGCGATATTTCCCATTGCTGCATTGTTGGACTGGCATGTTATCTTCTTTTGGGTATTAACCTACCTTGTGCGTCTCGCTTGTTTTCAAATCCGAGAACGCACCTGCAATTTATTGTAAAAGCGGCAGGAGCTGACGGGTCGAGTGGGTAGTCAGCGGATGCCGTGATGCCGTTCGTTCTGCCGAGCTGCGTGAATGGCTGGTCGAGTTCAACCACCCTGCCGTCGAGCTGCGCGTGGTCGTACTGGTCTTTATCGCTGAACCTTCGTGTCCGGAAGTCCATGACTGATATCCACTCCTTTGTCACCTCGTAATCTTGCAGCCTTGCGGCCTCTATGGCGGCAAGGTTGGCCGCTCGGTTGCTCTCTGTCCGCGTGATTGTGAGTGCCCTTGCCGGAGATGCCACCTCTAGAGTGATGCGCCGGGCAATCTCTGCGAAGCCCCACCGCTCGGCGGTGCTTTGGACGAGGATGTTCAGGATGCGGTCTTTAGTGGTTTGCTCTATCAGTGAAAGTAGATCGAGTGCCTGCTTGGTCAGAAGTTCGGTGATCGTCAGCAGGAAGTTTGCGTTGAAGAATGAGACCTTCTGCCCTTTCTTGAGTTGCTGATTTGTCAGCCTACCGAACTGCATCGCCACGGATTTGTGGAGCTTGTTTATGACATTGAGCAGATTCTCGTCAAGGAGGGTGAACTGCTGAAAAGCACGGTCAAAGCCTATCTCTTCGGCCTTGGCAATGAACTGCTCGGCTTGCTTGGTCAAAGCACGCTGAACCTTTGGCAGACCTTCATCCTCATGCTTCTTTAGCAGTTGGTGCCAGCGTCTCCAGTACGATCTTCTTTGCCGTGATGTCATGTATCAGTCTTGTCCGATATGCTTCTCTTGCCGCGTCTCTCATCCGCTTCTCCGTTATGCAGCCACGCTCTGTGGGCAGCTTCGGGAAGCGTGCCATCACGAGCGAGTGGATGATATGCAGATCATCTGCCGTCATATCTCTCCGAGCATGTCTTCGCCGCTCAAGTCGCTTGCAGCCTGGTCGATTGGTATCATGCCCTGCGCAATGTACGCGGCATCGTATGCCCCGCCCTTCGGCTCATAGTTCATCGCCACGCGCTTCTCGTCATAGGTAAGCCAATCAGCAGACCGCAGGCCGTTCACCATCTTCTCCATGTCCCTTTGCAGTTCAGGCAGAGCCATGATGTCGAAGTCGATGAACACATTGCGATCACCCATCCTCGGCACCAGCCACTTGTTGAGCTCATCCCGAAGCTGCGCACACATTGGCACAATGGTGTTCGTGACCAGATCACGGAGTGCGTTCTGGTAGTTGTTATCTGCCATGTTGTCGGCACTGAAGAGCACCACCGGCATCGAGAACACCCGGCACCATTGTTCAAGGCTAAACTTCATCGTGTCAATCAGAGCCATCTCGGAACTTGTCAATCCGAAGTTGAGGAAATCCCACGGTGTTTGCAACATTGCAACCTGGCCGTACCGGTCATTGTTGTTGACGCGGTCAGCGAGAGCCCGCTGCATGTTGGCAGCGGTCTTCTCGTCAACAAATGGGATCTGGTTGCCTATAACTTTGGGCACCAGTGCGCCCTTCGCACCACCATTGGCCATGAGCTTGGCGGCGGCCTTCTGCGACTCCACGCCCATGAGGTAATTGTTCCAGGCTGCTTGTATTGGAGACACTCCCCGGAGGTGGGGACGTGTGACGGAGTCGAATTTCGGATTCCATGACTTCCATTGCAGGATGTCCGACTTCTGAAGTGCGATGTTGCCATTCCCGGAAGTCAGAAGCCAGCCAAGCACCCCGAAGAGGTCATTCGGGTCAGAGACAAGATCCATGAACTGACTTGGCATGACCAGAAGCTCGGTGAACTCACCCTCGTCAATGTTGCCATCATTCCCCCAGATGAATCCTTCGCCGGTCAGGAAGCGCATGCCGAAAAGTTGCTCAAAGAACTGGTCTTGACCTTGGTATCCGTTGGGATTCTTCAGGATGTTTGCCACCGCGGAATCTTCCACAATCATGCTTTCGTCATAGGCGGCCTTACGCTCTTGGATAGCACGATCCAGCGCACCCGGATTGCCGAGGCCTTTCGTCAGGTGCTTGTACCTCTCAAGGCTTACCCGTGCTTTTGTGCCGGTTTTCTTCTCGTAAACATACCACGGGATGGATGCGGCCTTGCGAGCAAGAAAGCTCACAATGGCATACACATCAGCATTGTCTTGATACGCATCGGTGTACTTCTGCGCATCGAATTGCTGAAGGATCTGCCCCTGATTCATCGGCATGAACGCATATTGCATCGCTGCCGGGTTCAACCCCTTCTTCCTGAAAAGTCTGTCGATTATGCTCATATCACTCCCCAGGTGAGCCTGGGCTGTTTTAGTTTCGTGAACACTGCGTATCTCATCGCGTCAACCAAGTGGTCATCCATCTTCACCGGTTCTTTGTCGATCACCTTGCCGTTCATGTCCGTTTTCCACTTGTATTTTTTCAACTCATGAATCAAGTTGACGCTGCTCGATGTCACGAACAAAGGTAATGACTTCACCTTCATGATGCCTGCATAGACATCCTTGTCAGCAGGCTTCACATTCAGGCCCTGCCGGTAAAGCTCCTCGATGGTCTTCGGTTCGGCTGCATCGCAGTATATCTCGCTGTATGGGTCAGGCACTTTGTCCGGGATGATGCTGGTCAGCTCGCCGGTGGTGATGCCGCTTTCGTAGTACACCTCATGCACATAGAGTGCCTCATCTGCCAATGTCACCCGCACCATTGCGGTGGGATTGCGGAAGCCGAAGTCAAGGCCGTAAAAGACCTCACCTTGTGGCACATTGTCTACAAGCTTCCAGTGCGTGTAGATCTGCTCTTGGCTTGCGCCGCGTTCACCAAGACCAAACACCTTCCACATCATTGGGTCGGCATGTTGATAGCCCTCAATGACCCTGCGCTGTGGATCCGGCAGATGCGTGTTGTCCCGGTAGGTACTGTGCACCTTGATGGCTTCGTCCGAGTCAGCCAAGTGGTAGCACCAAATGTCGAAGTCAGACGGGTTCAGGTCGGTGATGACCTTTAACCTTGTCCGCATGTCGAGCTGGTCGAATAGTGCTTTGCTCAATAGGTTCGCCTCATTGCAGAAGAGGATGTCACGACCTGGACCCTTCGCACGGTCATGATCCTCAAGCCCAAAGAACTCGATATACGTGCCGTTCTCGAACGTGTAGATGGCATCAGTCTTGTTGTGCTGCTCTTCATCATACCACCCCCATGACTCAAGGATGTCGAAGAAGTCCCGCATGGCACCACGCTTCAGGTGTGGAAGGGAATGGCTGACCACGCTGACCTTTCGGCGGTCGTTGTTCGTTGCCCAGAAGATCAGTGCCTGGATGATGCCGAATGTCTTGCCTGACCTTGACCCACCCTCATGGCAGATGTACCGCTTATCGCCGGCCAATGCCTTCACCGTGATGGCGGCCGGCCGAGTAAGCTTGACGCGAATGTCAGGAGCCTGCGCCGTCATCGTCCGGGAGTTCCATGATGACCCTGCCCTTGCCGGTCACTGCGATGTCGGCGTTGACCTTCTGCGTGTTCAGTCGAGCAAGTTCCTCATCGTCAGAGCAGAGCTTGAACTCGGCTATCTGAAGCGTGGCGTTGTCGGAGTTTACCCAGTTCCTTCGAAGTTTCCGCTTGCGCTTAATCTTCTGCTCATGCACTGCGCTTTTTATTTCGTCCAATTGGTCGAGTCCGTGGTTGTATGCCGTTTGCTTGGAGATGCCCAACATTAGCCAGGTTTCTTCCATCGTGACGCACTCCTCTTCAGGAATTATCTTAAGCGCGCGCTTGATTAGTTCGTTTCTGTCGTACTGCATTGAGTGCTTTTTGTCTCCTGCAAAATTACGCTTTCCAAGACCGTGAACGGTATCTCTTCCCGCTGAAGGTAGGCCATCAGCTTTTGGATGTCACCCATACCAGCCTTGACCATGATAGTGCTGATCTTGTCCGACTTCTGGAGGATGAAGCTCATGACTTGCTGGTACCGCTGAATCACATTCTCGTCATTAACGCTCATAAGGTTGTTTACGAGCCGTATGCTGTGCATGACGGTCGTGTGGTCATACGCTGGCCGATCTGCCCGTAATGAGCCTCCTATGGCCTTCAAGGTCATGCCAAGGTAATCTCTTGTGACCTTGTAGTACATCTGACGTGCGCTGGCCACCTCCCTTCGCCGGCTGCGTGAGCATAGTTGCTCTTCTGTAATCTCAAAGGCATGGCAGATGGCATTGACAACAAGCTGCCGATTCCGGTGTGTGTTCGGTTGACTCATAGTGAGACTTTTAGAATTGGCTTTTTTATTTCTCCAGTCTCAAGGTTGGCCACCCAGACGCGTGGCACTTCGTGTGCTATTCTCATCGGCTGGTCTTCCATCAGCCTGGTGATGACCGTCACGGCCTGAAGCTCGTTGATTGGGCCATGTGCCTTGACCCCGTCTTTGGTCACGTCGAGGACTACAAGATTCTGTTTTTCCATGTGTTTTGTTTTTGGTTCCTTGAACTGGCAGTGCAGTAGTGCAGTCACGAAACCGATTTCTATCCTATATATATATTATTTTATTTTACTACTTTATATATAAAATAAGAAAATTAACTGCACTGACTGCACTAACCGTCTAACTCATTGAAGGTCAATGCCGCGCGAGTGCAGTCAAGCCAGTGCAGTGATAAAATTTTGCCTGCACCAATATTGTCACACTGCATGATTTGACCGTTTTTTTTAGAATGGGGCATCTTCAAGATCGTCAATTTTACCACTTATCTCGTTTTTGTCTGTTTTTGACTGCATTTTGACTGCATCGAGTGCAGTTGTATTTTCAGGAATGCTGTAAGGATTTGAGTTAAGTTGCACCAATATTCGGATGCCTTTGGTGTTGTTTCTGGTGCTTTCAAATACATATCCTGACTTCTCAAGGTAAGTATTCACCTTCTTTCCGAACACCCGGTCGGTCATATTCTTCATTGAATATGCTTTTGTGACATACTGATAAAGTGAGGATTTGTAGATGGTCAACTCATTTTTTGACTTCCAATCAAAGGCTTTTATCATGCTTTCGCTCGTGTCTTTTTTGAGGTCATAAGGCTTCAAAAGTTCGCCGAACTGATAATGGTTCAGTGACGCCCTGCATGCCTCCATTGCCTGCTCAAGGCACTCTATCAATGCTTCCGGGACGAGGTTCTTGATTATCCGTTGCGCCGCATTTCTTTTCATCGGCTCACTGGTATAATTGATCACGCCGTGATTGAGGTAAAGTTGGATACACTCAATGGCAAAATTGACTGCCATCAGCTTGTCAGCATGCGGCCAATCTTCGCTGAAGAATATCACATCTGGGAAGTCATCGCGAATACTTCGATGGCTTCCGTAGTGCTTCTTTATGGCCATCACAATGAACCTATCCTTATCGGAGTCACTCTCAAGATTCGGCAGATAATTGGTCGTAATCATTATCTTGGGAGAGTGTTTGAACGGGATGGTGTAGCTCTTTTTCCCCTTAGATTCCACGAGCCAATCATCTGTGATGAAGTTGTAAAACTGGTTCATCAGCACGTTCGGCGCCGGGTCATTGAGGTAAAAGACTTGCACTCCTGGAACGATCTGCTGCATCTTGAACTGGCTGTCGCTCTTATAGTTCCGGCCGTCTTGCTGCACCGTCCACCGGATCCACTCAATAAACTGCGCAATCAAGCCCTTCCCTGACCTACCGCGCGCCTCCTCCTGGTCTTCCACATCCTCGATAATCATTAGAGACTTAGCGTAGTTACGGAGCTTG